ATTAATGATCATTTATATTATGATCGTATACCTTACATATAATAGTGTTACCACTATTATAAATATAGTATACCCTCCTTTTCTTTATAAAGGATCTATGTCTATTGTATTCTAATTAAAGAAATTAGCGTAGGCATCATATACAGAAGACGGTGTTACTTTAACCGGCTCCTTATATGTACCTTCGTCCAATTCTATTAATTTCTTTAGACCAGTAGAATAATTATTCTGGATAAGAGAAAATAAATCAAGATTGTATGAATATGTAGATTCTCCAATTGAAGAACCGTACATTATTTCATCAGTCTCATTTATTCTCTTAAATCCAAGACTAAATATCTTTCCTGTATTTAGTAATTCAAGAGTTTTGTTTCTCTCTTTACCAAATACATGATCAATATTTAGCATTAACAATTCTTTAGATTTCTGTCTGTAATTAAGATGGTTAACATCTCATTTACTTACAGAATCTTTGTAATTGTTAATGTAATTAACTATTCCTTTAAAAATAGGATAGTTTCTCAATTCATTTGGATCTTCCAAATTATAGATTGTTTTATTTTCTATAACTTTGGAAGCCAAATTACTAAGAGAGGCCATACTATTTTTGATGGAACCTCCCATCCCCTGAGCCACAACATCATCATACGTAGTATGAATTAATTGTTCATTAGGGATCATAAACTGTTCATTTGTTATATTTAAACATAATAATTCTCTTAGAGAATCATATGTTAAAAATCCAAATGAATAGTCTAATGACTTATGGAAGGTGTAGATCTTCATTTTAAATCTTGAATTATTAAATTTCTTTGATAATTTAAGACTTAAACCTTTATAAAGAGAAGATAATATACATGGAAGATTCTTAGTAGAACCTAGGTAATTTCCCTTAACTTTGTAGAAGTCATAGAGATTTACCATTACTATGAATGGATTTTCGATATTCTCGACAATCCCATTCATTGGTAATCCAGTAAATTCTTTCCCTTTACAGAATCATCTTTTAGCAAATTCATATGTGTCTTTTGATACATGTGTTTTACTATCAGATAATTCCACACCTAGATAATTCATTCATTTCATATAAGTCTTTGCAACTTTATCGTTTTTTATAACAATATCGTCTCCAAGGATTATATAATCTGAAAAATTATCGTAACCATTAAGTTTTGCACATCAGTGCAATACTAAATGGTGTGTAAGTGTAAAGGCAGCTCAGGAAGAATATGAGCCCATTGGTTGACCTGTCCTATATTGGATTAAGTCACCCTCCGGTGTCTCAAATTTCCTATCAGATAGAATAAAACTTCATCCATCGGCGACTTCCTTAGATATTGCTATCTCAAGAAGTCTCCTTTGTAATGAAATTGGAAATCTATCTGTTGCTGATGATAGATCTATAGATCAAAACATATTTCCATCGTCCTTTCATTTATTTAAAGGATCTTGAGTGTAAGTCCTATCACACGGAAGATTTTGAAGTTTCTTCATTATCTTCTCATGTATAGGTTTAAGAAATAATTGAGTATAGTAATCTACTATAGCAACTATTCTTAACTTACATTCCGGATCATAAATAAACGAAAGTTTACCTAATTTTTGCGAAGGAAAGTTTTTTTCCCAAGCATAATTATATTGACTTTGGAAGTATTCAATACCTGATTGGTCTGTTATTTTAAATAACGAGGCCATTAAATCATAACTATAGGACAATAAAGAACTGTAAGCAGTTTTTGTTGCCTTTCCATTTGGTCCAGCCTTATTTGATAAATAAATATTTTTTGTATCAAATTTTGGTTTTTCCATATGGAGGTTATAATTTTTTACGAATTCTTTAATAAAACCAGTAGGAATAGTTTTTACTATTTTTCCTGGTCTTGTTATAGAATCGTAATCAGGTTTGATTTTTAGTTTTTCTTTACCTTCAGCTTTTAGAGTTCTTGACAAACAAAGAATAGTCATTAAAAACTTTCTTTGTTCTAAAGAACCTTTGGCTAAAGGTTTAAGAAAATCTAAACGTTTTGGTCATCCATCGGAATCTAAACCAATTTTTAATTTATTAAATATTAGTGGGGAACCACATATGTACCTTGTACAATGTAGTCTACACTGTTTTAAATACTTAACAGTCTTTATAAGACCTTGGGTATTTAATAAAATATTTAGTAATTTAAAATATTTGTTTAGATAGTCTAGAGTATTAATAGATGGAAATACAATAGAACATAGCTTAACTGTTATGTTATATAATTGTTTTTTCATTTATTTATTTTCTAGATTGATGTATTATGTTTTATCTTCATTATACATCTATGGTGGAAGAATACCCCCCAGGAACTACCTGAGGAATTTCCCTTAGATTCACTATAAAGGAATGGGGAACAAAAATTACTAAAACCTCTACTTAGAGATTTTCCGGGTATATATGTAATAATACATATATACGGAGTAATATCCAAAAATT